TCTAAAGGTAATATCTCTTTGAGTTGATCCTTGATGTCCAGCAACAAATCCAACATTGACTTTTTTGATAATATCTGAAGCTGTTGGAATTGGTCCAAACAGATATGTTTTTGCCGTAAATTTAAGTGTATATGTTAAAGCTCTTCTAGTAGTAAAATCTCCTTCATAATCATCATCCATAAGTATACTATTTAAAGTAAAAGGAACATCTCTACTTTCACCAATAGTATCAACTAAGTTTACGCTTAAATTATATGAAGGTTGAAAATAAGGCAAAATTTGCTCAACAATTTGAAGCATATCATCATTATGCTTTGTCATAATAGTTAAATCAAATTCCATATTATATGGAACTGGCATATAAACTTTTTTAACTGCTTTGGGATCATTTTTGGGGGTAGTTAAAAAAGTTTGAGTAGTTGTAACTTTTCTAGCAGCATCATAATTTAGACCTGTAAATTCGAAGGACATTCTTGGAAGAGTTATCCTTACTGGATTATTCAAATCATCAGGAGACTGCTCAAGTCTAGCTAAGAATTTTTGCTTTGGTCCATATGCAAGAGGAACTTTAATCTCTGATATAACATCTCCAGAAGAATTGGTACTTTTAATCTTTATATTATTAAAGAGAGTACCAAATCCAATGATAGTCCTTCTTAAAATTTCGTGGTAAAAATATTCAAACATTTATTGTTCCTCTATGGTGTTCCGAATGGATTTTTTTCTGAAAAGTCAATTATTTTATCGGCTTCAGTTTCAATATTAAAGTTATCTTCATATTTACCATATTTATTATCAGAATCTCCTGCGTCTGCTAGATTATCCGAATATGGTACTCGCAGATCATAAGAAGCACTAGAAGCCGAACCAACTATAGATTCTCCCGGAATAAATGATCCAGTTACATTTGATACTTCTAATACATTAGTAACAATATTCCAAGACTTTACTCTTGCCGTTACACCACTAGTTGATCCAGTTACTATCTCATTATATTGATATGAACCACTTCCAGAATCTGATATTGGAGAACCTATTGTTACTGTTGGATTGGAATCATATCCCAAACCACCATTAGTAATATAAATCGCAGTAACAACTCCTGCTGTATTGATAGCAGATACAGCAGTAGCTTGAATTGTAGTTCCGATTCCAGTAGGAGCATCAATAGTAATTGTTGGTGGAGTAGAATATCCACCACCCCCATTAGTAATACTAATTAACCCAACAACACCATCTCCAATATATGTAGTTGCTGCTGTTCCAACTCCATCTCCAAAAAATGCTATACTTGGAGCTACAGTATACCCATATCCAGAATTTACAATGTTTACTCCTTGAACTCTTAGTGAATCGCCATCTCCAACATCACAAAAATCAACAATATTACCAATCATTGTAGCTACTCCAACGGCGGTTAATCCGCCAATAGGAGCAGATGAGAATGCTACTCTTGGGGCAGAAGAATATCCTCTTCCTCTATTTGTAATAGTAACTAATCTTACAGCACCATTTCTGATTGTGGATGAGGCACTAGCAGTTGATGCGGAACCAACCATTTGTAAAGTTTGAATATAACCAATATCCGATGTGTTGTCATCAATAAAATCAAGAGCAGTATCAATTACTTCATCTTGGAATCTGAACAGTTCACATCTTAATTCATAAACATAATTTTTTTTCAGTTGATAAAATGGCTTTTCATGCTCAACATATTTTATTTCAAATATTCTATCCCCTAGAGGAAAATAAATTAAATCACCTTCTTTAGGTCTCGAAGAAAGTTTTATATTTGGAATTTGTCTTGTTAATGGACCAATATATGTTTCGTATCTTTCTCTAGAAATAATTAAAGTTATATCATCAACTTCTTCTATTCCAAATTTAGACAGCAAGGTTCCTTGACCACCATATCCGTCATAAGTATCCAAGTATGCTTCTATTGGATACGCATTACTAAATTTAGATTCTATAACTTCTTTAATTACGGTCTTTTCTGTAGCATATTCTCTTGGAAGATAATAAACATCAATTCCATACATCCTAAGTTGTTCATTAATAAGATCCTGTACTAGATCTTGCTCACCTTTAGATCCTTGAAGAAAAAATGGATTTAACATTTGTTTTATCCTATCATATCTAGTGGTGGAAGTTCATAAGTAGAAGACATTTCTTCCATTAACATGTCTATTTCTCTTTGAGCATCATCATAAAGTTGTCTACCATTAAATTCCACACCACCAGGGAGTTTTACTCCTTGGAACTTAATTAAGTTTTGTCCCCACTGACGTTTAATTAATGAAGTTAAATATTTTTTAACAAAAGAGTCGTTCCATACCTGAGAATATTGATTTGGATCTAACATTCTATAACAATCAATCACCAAATAGTTACCAGCAGTCATTGCCGACCAATCAATATCCAAATATAATCTATCTTGCCTCTTATTAAATCTAATTTGTTTTTGTGTTGTGAGCAAGAAATCAATATCTTCAAGATATGTCTTTGTCATAGCATAAGTTAAAAGTTCTGTAGAACCCCAGTAGTAAATATCATTTAAGAATAATTGATACTTGATACTGAACATTCCACTAGAAATGGAATTAGAACCTTCAAATGAAAATATTTTATTTACTCCAGTAACATGATTTGGAACTTCAATATAATTACTGTTCTCATAATAATTAAATGTAGTTCCTGCCCCGACAGATGAAATAGAAGTAGTTGCTACCCCAACTCCATTCAATCCTTTTGCTCTTCCTCTGTTTATATCATCTTGAGTAATTTGATATTTCAAATATGTTTGATAAACACCATCAAAATGACGTTCTTGGAAATATTGTATGGCATCATCAACAAGATCATCTATTTGCTCTTCAGCAACGTTTACCTCCAAAACTGGAGCACCAAGTTTCCTCAGACAGTAATCAATCAGTTCTTGTCTTGTTGATGGTTGTGCCATTATAGTTCGGTTAAAACTTCTTGTTGTCTAAAGTATAATTTAATGTAAGACTTCGCTAAATTTCTTAAAGTCTCAATATCTTCTATACTATCTATATCTCTAGATAATTTTTCATATTCAAACATTTTATTAATTTGATTTAATGTAATTTTATCTGGATCCATTTTTAATCTCCATAAGCAAAGATTTTATATCATTAATATCACTCTTTAAACTATTCAATTCACTTTCAATACCTTCAATTCGTTTAACCTCTTTTTCTTTAACTTTTCTAGTTTGTACATAATTTTGGTATTCTGTTATACTTGTGTTCACTATTGCGTTTGTTTTTGCATCTCTATAAAGGTGTGATTCGTTTTCTACTTTTATTTTATCCATATTATGCTAATCCAATAACTCTCAAATCTCTAAATCTTGGTGGGAATGCTTGATTCGTTGATGTTCCTAACAGTTTAATTGAGAAGAAATTAAATGGTTCGAGATTATCAACATTAAATTCCAAATCAATGAAACTGAGATCCCCAGATACATATCCAAGAGAAGAATTATTATTGTATAATTTATCTGGTGTTCCATCATTTAGAGAAACATCAATTACTTGTCCAGATGATAGTCTATTTCTATATCCTGGGAATGGATAGTAAATAGGTTCTTCATTGGGAGAGTTCATAATAGCGTAGAAAGCTCTAACATCAGTATACTGATTGACATGAGCGGACACAATAACTCTTATAGAAGTTGCTGAGAATTCTAGTTCAATTGGTTTTGTGTGATATGTAAACGCGGTTGGATCATCTTGAATAGTAGTCACTCTAGAATCTGTAATATAATTCGAAACTGGAGCATTTACTCTGTTAGATACAAAGATAGCAGCAAGGCGATCTAAGTCAATAAATGGACTGACTGTTCTCTGTGATGTTGAAAGATTTAATGTAATTTCCATGGATTTGTTTCCTGGAAGTTGATCAGCAAATGCGAGTTCGTTTGTTCTTGATGCTACAATTCTAGGAGAATCAAAATAATTATCTTCATTTAAAGTTAGTGGTTGAGTTCCAGCATTTCTAAATGATTCTTCATTTCCATCAATGCTAGTTCCTGTTGTAGTTCTAATAGTAGCTGTTAAATTAGTGTCTGGAAGAACCAAATTCCCAATCATTGGGTGAATGAGTTCATAACTGATGTTTTTGGACCCATAAATCTTTTCCCCACCACCACTCTTAGTTTCATTGAAGAACAGTTTTGGATATGGAGAATTAACACTTCTATCAACGCCATCAGTTGAAGTATCGATCTTGATAGTGTAACTATCAAGATCAATTGGATTTTCTACAGTAGCATCTTGTAAGAAATGTACTTTATTAATTCTTCTCAAAGAAATACCATTATATTCATACTTACGCACTTCTTTACCAATAGGTTGTTCAAAAACAACCGCTGGAGTGTATTCTTCAGGTGAAGAACCAGTTACGTTTCTAGTAATTCCTGTAAGTGAATTTCCAGAAACTCCAGTGTAAGATATCTGTCTCTTATACACATCTGACGCTGCCGACGACTCCTTACGTGTA